TAGTAAGTAATTCAAATAGAAAACTTATACATGCTTTTTTGGAGCAGAACAGACATTCAACTTTGGTAGAACAGAAATCAATGGAATTAATTGAGGGACTGGCAAGTAAATTCCCAACAAGAATTAAAAATGTCGATGTGTATACAAAGTCTCAGGTAGCAAATCAATTGAAGGACATCGAATCTGTAGAAATACCCCATAAAGGTATGCTAATCAAGGGTTCTAAATTTGATTGGTTAGTTTATGGTGCGACTCATAGAGGACATCAAGGCGGGACACAGGATGTTTCAACTTATCTTCTGTTTAGTAATAAAAATTATGAACATGTGTATGATGATGATGGTGATGATGTAGTGTTAATTAGAGCGATTGAAGGTTGTAATGTGCCTAGTAAATATAATGAGGGGGTCTTAGATTTGGAAGGATTAACTTTTGTAGGTCCTATTTGTATAGACCAAACACAAACAGATGTATCTTTGGGAGATCAATATGCAGCAAGAGCGTTAGCATTATTAAATGATAAAACAACTATTGACCTAGTATCTACTCTGTCAACTTATAGTCAATACAGTGTAAAACATAGGATTGATTTTGATGCCATGTCTGAATTGTCAATCAAATAAAACTAAAATGAACATACCCCTACAATTATTTGTATGTGAAGAGTGCAAGTTAATACAAGTATCACGCATCTTTGAACATCAAGATAATAAGCCCGTCAATAGGGAAATGATGGACCTAACTTTATTATGTTCCGAATTTGGAATAAAAGAGGTTGATGAAGTGAAAAAAATACTTCGTACATCATATGTTCATTTAATGTATAGTAGGTATACAATGGCAGAATTGGCTGCTGCATCGTTATATCTTTTCCAAAGACTAAGGAAAAGACATGCTAATTTGCTAAGATATTGTAGGTTCTTCGGCATAAAACAACGAAGAGTTAAACGAATCGTACAGCGATTAGAAAGTCATTTTGAAGTGAGTACAATGTACACACTTGATGAGGCAAAAGAAATGTGTGAAAAACAACAGTTCGATTGCTACGAATTAATTAAAACAACTGCGGAAGTAATGACGCTTGATAAACATACTATCGCAGGTTGTATCTATAATGGTACTAATTTATCTTTGGCTAAAGTAGCCAGATTTTTTAATGTAAGTACTGAGACAGTTTATCGAGCAAACAATAAAATAAAGGAGATGATTGAATGAATGAAGGTGAATTAGAAGGAATAGATTGCTACTATTGTGGTACAATTAAAGTACAGTTGTATTTGAATCATGAAGTAAATAACTATGCGTATAGACAGGTTACTTGTATGCCTTGCTATAAAAAATGGCTGAAGGAGAGGATTGAATGAAGAAAATAATGATAATTGGAGCAGGTGGAATTGGAAGTTTTTTAATCCCACTATTGGATAAAGTAGGGAAGGGAAGATATGCAGTAACTGTATATGACCCCGACACAGTAGAGACTAAAAATCTAACTTATCAAAATTTTGATGAGACCGATGTTGGTAAAAATAAAGCAGTAATCATGGAAAGTAGATATAAAATTGTTGAAGCACAGCCATACAAAGTTTTATCAGAACAACAAATTAGAGGTTATGATTTAGTTGTATGTTGTGCAGATAATTTAGATATTAGGCGCACCATGTATACATCTAAAGTTGGTTGGTTAGATTTGAGAGCGCAAGGTAGGAATGGTTTGCTTATTTCAAGTGATGAAGATTCTAAAATGTACCCAACATTAACAAGTGGACCTGAAGGAAACTTTTCTTGTCAAGGAGATCATTGGGATAAAAGTACAAAAGGTGTACATTTTACTCATGTGGCAGTTGCTGGTTATGGTGCTGAATGGATTCAAAGGCATTTCAATGACGAAGATACACACAAACATATTCATGTGAGGGCTTAAGATGGATAATAAAAAAATTGATAGAATAATTAAAAATTTGAAACAATTAAAGAAAGATTATCCTTATAAATTTAAAGGGAAAGAAGAAGAATCATCAGACGATGATTGCGGTGGTGACAACTAATGAATAAAGTTGTATCAACTCTAACTACTAATGTAACCGATTGGTGTGGATTATGTAGCCGATTTACAGTGTGGTTGCCAGTACCAATCTACCACGGTGGGGATGAATCAAGATGTAAAGATTGTGGTAATAATTTAGATTGGCAAAGTTATGTAGAGCAAATAGACCTAAAAATATATGAGTACAGGAGAGATAAACAATGAGATTAGAAACAATAAAAAATAGTAAAAGCCCCGAAGACCGACATGCAGAAAATTATTTAGATACCTTCATAGGAAATGGTGAAGAATATGTATATGATATTTATTACGATAATGATATGGCTTGTGTAGTGGCGGAAATCTGGAATGAACAAGATGATGATGAGGCTGATTTTATTATAGAAGCGTCTGGTGTAGAAAGTGCCTATCTACAAAGACAATTAATTGAACCTAAAAGTGGTGAATTAAGTTCATTTTTTAAAGGAAATGAAATGAAATTTGCTGAAGTAGATAACTTAAATGAAAGATTTTGTGACATCGCCCCTGAAATTTGGCAAAAAGAAATCAGGGAGATTTGGCGTAGTTTGTGCTTTAGTGGTAATGAAGACCCTAGAAATAGCCGTTTTCTGGAAGCAATTTGGCATGCATCTACCGTAATCCTACCAAAACTAGAAGTTTCTATTATAGTAGATAGAGATGGTAAATTGTTTATGAATCGTGGTTCGCCCGGATTTGTAGATTATAAGGGTGTGGATTTAGTAGGTATGAAAATACCTTTACAAAGTTGGATACACACTCATCCATTTGGCTTGGCTTTTTGGTCAGGTACGGATAGAAATACATTATCAAACTGGAAGTTTATGCTTGAAGAAGCAACTGTTTTAGGTAATCAGGAGAGGTTAACATGGATAAAAGACAAATCAGGAAAAGAAACAATGATAAAGACAGTGGAAAAGGAGGAAGGGTTCGATTTATAAGATTCCCTACTTTTTGCTCAAGAGAAATAATTTGTCCTATTTGTGATGGTAGTGGTTGTAAAATATGTAACAATACGGGTCACTATGAAATAACTCAAGAAGTGTGGGCTAATATCCAACACCCTCATGTTATACAATACATACATGATAACTTTAACACCGTTAGTAAGGAATATAATACCCTGTATGGTAGTAAATTAAAACTATCTACTAATGGCATGTATAAGATCAATAAAATTAAATGGGAAATATTGGAAATTAATTCTTTGGCAGGTACAATGTGGATATGTATTTGTCAAGAGCATAATGAAGTAAAACATTTTTACGGTGAAAAGGAGATGAAAAAATGGTTAGTATCAGGAAAATAAGAGAATATTTTAAGAAAGAGCATAAACAAATTCAAGATTTGGCTACGGTTGAAGTTCAGAGAAGGGCTGATTTATTATTAGATAAATTAATTACTTTGTCAATTTATAATGCAAATAAACGAGGACTAAATAGCAGAGTAAGCGTAGATGATATACGGCTTTCCTATATGTCTATGATAGACATAGAAGTAGTAAGTGAAACAATAATAAATGAAGAAGGTGAAGATTTTGGTAATTGGAATTAATAGTGAAGAGTGGAAATGGGTAGAAAAAACACATGTTAGTATGGAAAACTCCTTTGGGACAGTTAAAAAAACATATACTGAAATGGAATTTATCCTTAGATTAAAAAAGAATGATTACGGGGCATACACAAGTGGTTCTTTTGAAGTATATGATACTGAAACTGTTGGTGATGAATATTACGGTGAAGGTGGTCTTTGGTTTGAAAGTAATATACTTGTAGACTACGATGGTGTATATGCTTTAATGCCTCAAATAGTTAAAAAACTAAAAGAATTAGGATTAGGAACAGGTGAGGAAGAATGAATGAAGTAATAGAAGAATTGAAAATAGCAATTGAAATGGCCGAGAAAGCGAGACATAATAAAATGATTTCCCAATTGGAAAAAGTCTTAAACTATATGAAAGGATATGAATTGGGAATGCAAAACTTTGCCTCCCAGTTAGATAATTGTAGGAGGTATGTAGATGGCAAGGATTAAAACTGTATCGCAGGGGGAGTATGAAGTAATTCAATGCTTACTAGATTCATTAGTCGTGGCAGAGAACCTTGCAGAGTTAAAGTATAATCTTGTGCCTGCTAACGATGAAGTGGCAGAAAAAAGGTTTGACTCTTCTGTTAATTCAATTGCTACATTATTAAGTAATATGGCTGAAAGGAGGCTTCATCGCCTACCTCTTAACCATCCTAAATACAAGGTGAAATAAATGCCAATACCCGTAAGAGATGCTAAGGAAATTTTAGATATGTTAGAAGAAACTATAGAAAGAAAAAAACTATGGTATAGTCATTTTCGTAGTGGTGAAATGTCTATTACTGATAATGCCGAAGCAATAAGAAATTATACTGCCCTTCGAGGTGTTGAAAAAACACTTAGATGGGTATTAAAACAAGTTGGTGCTAAGGAGCCGTTAAGATGATTAATTATGATTCAGATGAACCTCCCTCTACTTTAGAAGAGGCTATATCAAGACTTAAACAATCTATTGTGTGGGAATTTTTAGAATCTGGCATGTATAAAGAAATGCCTTGTTCTACTTTCCAAAATTGGAATATTGCTGGTCAGAAAAGATACACTAAGGCCGCAGACAACCTTAAAAGATTTTTGGATAGTAGTTTAAACGAAAAACCTAAGAAAACTATTAATGAATCATCACACGAAAGTATTAATAAAGATGTAAAAACCTTAAGAGATTATCTAAGGGGTTAATATGGATTGGGAAGACCATAATGAAGAAGCATTTGAGGAAGGAAACATAGTTGATATGATTTCTAACGAAGGTATAAGGAAACTAGCCGAGATAGTTACTGTACATTGTTTTGTATGCTGCGAAACTTTTGTAGGCCCTAAAGATAAAGCGGGATTATTCATTAAAGGTCACAAAGAATTTCATATATGGGAGATAGAGTTAAGTGAAATTTTAGGTGGGGCGTAATTGTATACAGAAGGACAAGTAGAAGGCATATTAATTTTTTTAGCGAGACCTACATTTAAAATTGCTATCAGGAAAGATAATAAATATGGTTGGGTTCCTCGTTATTTTATAGTAATAAGAGTTACTGAAAAGTTTATCGAGCCTATCAGACAGTCGTTATCTTATTTAGATATAGAAAGTAGGCGTATGCGTGAGAAATCCCGCCATACTGATACTATATTTATAACTAAGCGTCACTCTATAAGAAAAGTAATTTCAATGATCCCTATAAACGCAGTTAATAAAAGTAACGACTGGGAAAAATTTGATAAATTAATGTCGTTAGTTGAAGAAAAAATACATTTAAACGAAGATGGAAAATATGAATTTGAGGTGGTAATGAATGAAGAACAGAACACACAAACCTAAGATATTTATTGGTAGGCCGGGGACAGGTAAAACTTTTAATTCTAAAATAGAAATGGGTAAAAGAGAATATATTATTTGTCACGGTAACGATATACCTATAGACGACATATATTCTTTCCCTAAAGACATGGGGATTATTATAGAAGATTTACATGAAACTAAATTAGAAAAGGATAAAATATTAGATTTAATATTGTCTGGTAGGCATGTGGCTTTAACATCTAATAATAAAAAAGATGTACCCAAGTCTATAATTAATGTTTGTCAAGTTAAATATCCGGGTAAGTACGATAGACGGCAGGTTAAGATAAAACTAATGGCTAAGAATGCAGAAGAAGTAGTATCATTTGATAGTGGTATTTATGATATTTCACATCAATATATCAAGGCCAAGAATAGGAATGATTATTATAAACTATTAGAATATAATAAGCCACCTCCTATGCAACTTATATCTTGGCTTATTGCTTCCGAACCTAAGAATGAAAAGTTAGCCTTTGCAGCATCTGTAATGTATAGATGGCCTGTAAAGTATTTGTATGCTCTAATAGCATATTCTATGGATAGTAAGCATGGAAGGGTGATACCTCCTAAAAGAAGTACCAGCAATCCTTTAAACTACATCTGTAAAAGGTTAGGTTTAAAGGACACTGATGTGTATCTTTTGAGACATTTATTAAAAAAAGAAGAATACCGGATTTTTGCCCGGAAAATTTTAACGAGAGAAGAGTGTAAAGTATTAGGATTAAAAAAACCTACAAGACGAAAAGTAAAAGTTAAACAAATGGTAAAACCATTGGGGGAATTTTAATGAGAAAGGGGACAGGAATTTGTTTTAGTGTTTGGCTTGCCGATGTGAATAGAAAGAAATATTCTATTAGTAAGTTAAGAAAATGTTGGGACTTAAACATGAATATAAAAGAGGCGGAGGCCGCTATAAATGAAGAAAGAGTTTGAAAAAATGCATGAGTTATTAGGAAGTATTAATAGCCAACTCAAGGTGACAAATTATATTGCTATAACAGTTAGTGTTGTAAATGTAATAACCTTATTAGTTATATGGAGAATGATTTAAATGAAAGCAAATGGAGAATACATTATATTAAAATGTGAAGAAGGTAGAACAGCATCAGGTATTATACTTGATGCAACGAAGAATAAAGGAAAAATTATTTCTAAGGGGGAAGCAACCTCAAATAGATTAAAAGTGGGGGAAGAAGTTTTATTCCAAAAGGGTGATAACTTTACTCATAATGGTGAAGAGTATGTTGCTGTAAACTCAAGAGATATTTTAGCAATATTGGGTGAGTAATATGGATAGAAAGAAAGACATTATTTATGGTGATGAAGCAAGAGATAAACTATTAGAGGGTGTTGACGCAGTTGCTAATACTGTAAAGATAACATTGGGACCTAAAGCCCGTACTGTTGTCCTACAAAGATATGGTAGGCCGCCTGCTATTGTTAATGATGGTGTAACTATAGCGCAGGACATTACACTAAAGGATAACTTTGCTAACTTAGGTGCTGATTTACTGAAAGAAGTTTCAACAGTAGCACAACATAATGCTGGAGATGGTACAACTACTGCGGCAGTATTAGCACAAGCATTAATCCATAATGGTATTGCTCATGTTAGAAACAATCCTTCCTCTGCGGTTCAGGTTAGAAATACTTTTGAAGATTGTTTAAGGAATACTTTAGAAATGTTAGATAGCATGTCAGTAGATGTTGAAAATTACCAAGACTTATTTTCGGTTGCTACTATTTCTGCTAACAATGATGCTGAAATGGGTAGACTAATTGCTGATGCTTTAGACACTATTGGCTCAGACAGTGTGATAAGTGTTGAAGAATCTTCCACAGGTCTTACAGAATTAAATTATTTAGAAGGTATGGAAACAGAAACTGGATTTGCTAATCCCCTACTGGGTAAAACAGTAGACAGAAGTAGATGGGAGAAAGAAAATTGTTTGTTAGTCATTACTAATGAGGAAATTAAATCCTTTAATGATTTAGTACCGGCAATAGAATTATCACTTGCTGAAAAGAAACCTTTACTTATTGTAGTCAAGGATATTAATTTAGCAGCCGCTTCTAGTTTTGCTATTAACAGAATGAAAGGTAACTTCGATGCTATGATTATTAAAGGAGAGGATCATAGTTTTTGGTTAGATGAAAAAATGAAAGACCTTGCAATTTTAACAGGTGGATTCTTTTTCAACACACACATTGGTGATACAATTAAAGATGTTAGTAATAAAGACTTTGGACTATGTGATAGTATAAAGGTTAATGATATTCGTACTGCTTTTATTGGACCTCAAGGAGAATTAGAACCTATACAAGAAAGAATTAATTTAATCAATAAAACTATTGGTGATACTGATTCAGAATGGCATCAAGCAAAGCATAGGTCAAGGATTGGTAAACTAAGTGGCACAGCAGCAATAATTAGTATTGGTGCTAATTCAGAAGTTGAAATGAAAAATAAAATGGATAGAATAGACGACGCTTTGAATGCTACAAGAGCAGCAGTTGAAGAGGGAGTTATTGTAGGAGGTGGTGCTACACTATATGAAATTTCTAAAATTATATGCTCACCTATGCAAGCACTATTTTATAGTGCTTTAACTGCCCCTATTAAACAGATACATTATAATTGTGGTGTTGAATTACAAGGAGATAAAGTAGGTAGAACCGAAAACACATCAGATAGAAAAGGTGAATTATGTACTTATGATGGTGAAAATGATGAGTATGTAAATGGTTTAGATGCTGGGATTATAGACCCAGTGAAGGTAACTAAAGCAGCATTAAGAAGTGCTGTTTCTATTGCAGGTTATGTATTAACAGCAGAATGTTTAGTATGTTATGCAGGTGATGAAAATGAAGAAGACTTGTAAAGATTGCAAGGGAACAGGAATGGCGATTGATATGTCTTGCTGTAAGTGTAATGGTATTGGAGAGATTGAGAATGAATTGGACAGAGAAATACAGACCACAGACGATTAATGAAATTATAGGACAGCATAAATTTGTAGAAGATGCTAGGACTTGGTTTGATAAAGGCGACATGCCTAATCTATTAATATATGGAATGCCGGGGTTAGGAAAGACAACCGTAGCACATGTATTAGGTAATCAGTTTTTAGGTGAAGATAAGCCTACCAGTTTCTTAGAAATTAATGCAAGCCAAGACCGAAAATTAGATGTAATTAGGCAGACAGTTACTTCCTTTACAACTCATAAATCTATGGATAATTGTAAGTTTAAAATTATTCTTTTAGATGAGTTAGATGGAATGACAAAGGATGCACAAAGAGCATTGAAAAGGACTATGGAAAGGGCAACTAATGTAAGATTTATTATTACATGTAATGACCCATATGGTGTAGATTTACCTATCCGTAGTAGGTGTGCAAACTATTTCTTTCAGCCAATTGATACTAATCTACAATCTTTGGCATTGAGAGAAATTATTACTAAGGAAAACGGAAAGTTTTCTGATGATGAATTAGATATATTATTACAAATATGTGAGGGTGATATGCGAAGGGCAATTAATGAATTACAGGCATGTATTTTTTCTGGGAAAGGCCCTCAAAGTATTCATCAAGAACATATGTTACCGTATAATAATTGTATTAAAAGTTTAGTAGGAGGCGATGGCGGATGGGCCTTAGACTTCTTGTTAAAGTTAGTTTATAATGGACATACTGTAAAAGAAATTTGTGGAAAACTCCTACAATCTGTATTAGATAATGACGAAATCCCAACAGGAAAAAGGTTTAAGTTAGTAGCAGTTATAGGAGAGAGTGAGTGGAGGGGTAGGAGTGTTACCCCGAAAGTGTTGGTGTCATGGTTAGTGGCCCAATTTGTAAAAGAGTAAAATAGGAGATGGAAAGAATGAATAAAAAAATAAGCAAAGAACTAAAAAACCTTGCAGGTAGATTGAGCATAGATGAAAAAGAAATGACTACTAAGTACAATGAAATTGCTACAACCAATGGAATTGACTTAGGGGAAGAAAGGCAACAATTAATTTGTCTAACCCTAACTCGTAATTATGTTAGGGGACGAATTAATGCTAATAAAAACACTGGAGGTAATTCTGGTTTTGGTAATAATGCAGTTGGTTTCTTCTTTGCAGTAGAACCTGCTCGTGATGTAATGGAATGGAAGCGTAGAGATGTTACAAATAAGTATCGTACCGACTCTTCTCAAGCATTAACTGACGAAATAGTAGCCGAAGTTAGTTTAACTGAAGGTAAATATGAAAAGACACAGGTAATAAACGGTGATTGGAATACTAAAGAATTGCCCCAACTACCTTCTTCAGCAATTGAAGTTAGTGAGGGTAAGTGGATTGTACCAATTGACCCTGTTAAATCTTGGGCTAGTGGTGATGTAAATAAGAGATACGGCAAGCCCCTCCCTGCTGAAGAATGGAGACTAAGAGCGCATTTTATTGGTAGTAAAGAAAGTGGAGATTGGCAATATTGGTCTGTTCAATTGAAGGGAGATGCAGCACATAAGTTTAGTGCAGAAACTTTCCGCTTGATACATTTATATGGTATCTTTAATGAAGAAAGAAGTGCTGTATATGGTATTAAGAATAAGACTATTGCAAGTCTAACTTACAATGATCTACTAGATGAAGAAGATGAAAGGTTCTATGCTAACGATGTAGATATGGAAGATATACTAGGTAGTAATATGTCTGAATATGTGTCTGACCTTATGGAACTAGAATCATACCATGAAACTATTAGCACTGTACAAGGACTTCGCTTAGTAGTTACTGACGGTATTGTATCAAGTATGAACCTACAAGTTAATGAAAAGACAGGCAACCGTGTAATGTGGATAGAACCTGTTGATGCTAACTATGGATTTGAAGATGAGGATATTCCTGAATCAACTCCAGTATGGGTTCCTTCACATATTAATATTGACTTTGGTGTAGGCTCTGATGTTATTATCATTGGTCGTACTAACCAAACTTATAAGAAAGATGCTGATGGAGTTCCAACTGAAGAATTAAATCCAGTTACAATTAATCTATACGGGGTATTCCCTCGTATTGCTACAGGTGCTGTTGCAGAAAGTGTTGTACTAGACAATGATGAGGATATTGAATTTTGGTGATATTTAAATAATTGCCCCTGTGTGTAAATGTTGGCGCATTAAATGACATTCAAGTAGGTGCGAAGCCTATACTTTTTAGGAGATAAAACAATGGGAACAATTAGAATGAATAAATTAGTGATTGATATGATAGAAGTCGAAGCATTAGAATGGGAATTAGAAGAATCTACTGAAGCCTATACAGTAAGGTTCCACACTAAAAGCGGTAAGATGTATACCCGTAAGTTAGATAAAACTAACTTTAAAGAAACAGTAGGCGTATTTAAAGAAAGAGATGATTGACATGGGAATAGGAAATAAAAAAGGAACAGCAAGTAATTTAACAACGGTAGCCAAAGTAGAAGATGATAAGAATGCTTTTACAGCGGCAAAGGAACGGGCTAGAAGTCAAAGAAAGAAACTTTTAGAACACCAACACACTTGGCTTATTTGTGGAATTAGTGGCGACCCCGGAACGGGTAAAACAGGTACAGCATTAGATTGTAGAACAGAAAAAGAAAAAGAAACCCATTGGGTTTTTATTCTAGATTTTGACGAAGGTGCAGAACCAACATGGAGACAACATTGGAGTGAAGATGAGAAAGTATTTATCTTTAATCCTCATGTGTATACTGCTGACATGGAAGTAGATTATTTAAAAACTGCTGACATGGCAAGGTTCTTTATGGGTATGGTTAAAGAAGCAATTGATACGCAGAAGATAGTATTTGAAGATGATGAAGTAGAGGTATTAAATGTTAAGGCTTTAATCTTTGATGGATTAGATAGTTGGCTTGACACTACAAATATGATTGCAAGGCAAAATCACATTAAAGGAGGAAATCCTAGACAGGCTGATAAAGTCAAGATGGTTCCTACACAGTGGTTTGCTAGAACACAGGAATACCAAAGATTGTTTAAGGCATCTTGTCAACTAGAATGTCATAAGTTTTTCATTACACATATGAAAGATACCTACGACGGGTTTGATATTTCAGGTTCAAAACCTGATTGGGAAAAATCTACAACAGCAAAATTGTTTCAACATATCCACACTTATAGAGAGGAAAGAGGAAACAATACTAAGTTGTATGCTAAGGTTTTAAAATCTAAAACCAATGCAAATAATGAAGGACAGTCCTTCTTATTGTTTGAAAATAATAAAGGTAATGTCTCGTGGCATGGCTTAGAGGGATTCAAAGAAAACAACCTTTGATGTAAAACACCAAATGATATTATGTAGGGTGTGTTAAGATTATGATATATTAATTTATGGAGGAATAGAGATGAGATTTACAATAAATGGAAAAGAATTAAAAGAAGCAATTAGAATATGTAGACTTAAAGGTAAGTACAATGAAGGAGTTAGTAATTCTTTGGCGGTACTATGCGACGATATAGTATTAGAAGTAAAAGATGGAATAGTATATGTACAGAATGCTGATAACTATACTTATATTGTATACAGACTAGAATGTAGGGAATCTACTAATGGTAGTATTTCTATTAGTGGTGGTACTGTAGATAAATATTTAGTGGATACAGATATAACTTTAGATAGTAAAGATAGTACAGTAGAATTAATATTAAACAATTCCGTTGTTACCATACCATTATTAGAAAGACATACTAATGCTGGTGTAATTACAAGACTGAAGGAATATCTTATAAACCTAAATAAAGTTAGGGCTAGTAAGATAATAAGAAGCGGTGAGAAAATACAAGTTACTTCTAAATTACATTTAAGTACGATTCTTAAAATAGAATCAGAAGAGTTTGTAGAGGCGATGAGTTTAGCAGAAAATGTAGGTAATTCTATTTACAATTTAAATTGGTCTTATGATGATAGTCGTTTGTATATTTCTTCTGATAGAGGCTATGAAAAGGTAGTTACAGAAATAGAACCTATTTCGACTACTGGTTATAATGCTACAGTAGAAATATCATTACCAATAGGTAGTATTGCTAAGACAGAAGATATATTAATAATAGCATTTGGTGATGATGTACCAGTGGTATTTATTAATGATAAAGTAACGGTCTTAAGAGGACCAAGGGATAGATGATTTAAAATGAACATGGTACAATATATGGATTTAATTATTCAAAAGATAGCAGAGAAGATGGAAACAGAAGGCTACGAAAACGAGCAACAGTTTCTTGATATGATACAGGAAAACCCTAAAGCCGAGATTGGTTATTTAATGGGTCAAAGAAGTATTATTGGTTTAGTTGCTCAAATAGCACCTATGATATTAGAAGTGGGATTAATGGAGGAAGAAGAATGAATAAATATTTTAACCCACATTGGAGTGATTTACATAGTAATTTAGCATATCTAGGTTATTACTTAGTAGAAACCTATGGTCTAACTGGTGAAGAAGTTCTTTATATGGTTGAGAAACCTTGGAAATATGAAGAAGAATGGAAAGAATATAGAAAATCTTTAGAGGAAGAAGAATGAATTATACAAAGCAAGTCTATTGTTGGGGTTGTAATGAACTAGCATGGTATAGACCTGAGTTACCTCAGTGTTTTAATTGTGGTGATGTCATATTAGAATCAGACGAAGCCGTAAGATTTACTACTAACATAGAAATAACTGCTTTGGTAGAACATTGGGGCGAAGACATAGAATATATTAAAGAGCAACTAGGTTGGTTGCTAGATGAATTAACAAGAGAAAACCTTGAGAATATCGAGATTAAGATTAAAGGTGAAGAGAATGATAATAGATCACATAGAAAATAGTGTACATTTAAGATATAGAGATGCTGAGAATGAAAGAGTGGAAGAAGTAGTTACAGACTACAAGCCATACTTTTATATTAAAGCCTGGGTTTGGTTTAATGAATTTAAACAAGTGGCTGCTAAGTTCATTCATCATACTAATAAATGGAAAAAGACTAATAAATATAGATTAGACTTTGAAGAAGGTGAGTGGACTAATCTACAAAAACAACCTTTAGTTAAAGTGTATTACGGTACACCTAAAGATAGATGGCCCGTCATGGAATATTTAGAACACCAAGGAATAGAAATATTTCAAGGTGATGTAGATATTAAAAGAATCTATACTGTGGACAGAATGGATGAAATTAAAAAATACAATCTACGCAAGTGGCATTTAGATATTGAAACACAAGTTGGTGGTGAACATGATAAGTGCATTACAGTAATCAGTTTGTATGATAATTATACAGACCAACATACTGTTATGACTTGGTTTCCTGACCCGATAAGAAATTATACACCTAAAGATTGGATAGAAGTATATCACGATGAAAAGGAATTACTTTGTGCTTTGATTAGTAAAATGGATAAACAAGACCCTGATATGATTATAGGGTGGTATGTACTTGGGTATGATATACCACACATTATTAAAAGGATGTGTGCATTAAGTATTAATCCAAATCTTATGTCCCCACTAAATGAAGTTAAAAGAGTGTCAAGAGTATTTGATGCTGACCGAGAACCTGTAGGTTGGAAACTAAATGTAGAAAAGTTTTACAATAGCGACCAGCCAATTAAAGGTCGTCTTACTTTTTGTTTAATGGACCGTTTTGAAAGACTATGGACTGATTCTCAAATGGGTACTTTACCTAGTTTGAAGTTAGATGATTGTGCTAAACTTGTTTTAGAAGGTGATGGTAAAGTAGTGTCTTCTAAGTTTGAAGATGTTGAGTTTTACGAAAGGTCTTGGCTTGAAGATACAGATGTATACCTAGAGTATGCTTATGTTGATGTAGAGTTAACAAAAAGGATAGATGAAAAGATGAACATAAGTGAAAATAGTCTCGCTCTACAACAACTAATGATTTGTCCTTTTGAGTGTACTTATCACAATAGTCAAATGGGTGGTATCTACTTTATGCGTAATGCTGATTGGATTCCACCAACAGGTAAAAAAGGTAGTAAAGAAAAGTTTGAAGCGGCTTTCGTAATTAATCCTAAACTGGAAGGTACTAACGGGTTGTATGAAAATATTGCTGTATTCGATTTTAAATCTTTATACCCAAGTATGATGGCAAGTGTAAATATCTCATGGGAAACTAAAAGAGAAACCGGCTATCCAGTATGGTATGATATGCCTAAAACATTAAAAGACTTTGAAGGTGAACCTGACATATATTATCAAACAGATTCATATGGTTTATTACCAAAAGCAGTTATGGATATGATGAAACTTCGTGATGAATATAAGGTTAAAAGAAAAGAGGCTAAAACAGATGAAGATTATCGTAAGTGGGATTCAGCACAAATGGCTACTAAGAGAGCAGTTAACGCCTTCTATGGTATTCTTGCTAAGGATGGTTATGCTTGGGGAGACATGGAAATGGCTAAATCAATTACTGCTTCTGCTCGATTTGCTATGAGATGTGTAGCATTTAAAGCACAAGAGATGGGCTACAAAGTTATTTACGGACATACAGATTCTATATTTGTACAAGTTAAAGATGTAGATGATGCAAAGAACCTTAAACATATTCTTGATATGTATATTAGTAATGAAGTATTCCGTAAGCCAGTAGAGTTAGAATTTGAAAAGTTTGCTTCTAAGTTTTTCCTTGCAGCCAAAAAGAATAGATATTGTGGATGGTTATCTTGGAAAGATGGGGAGTATTTAGATGAGGAAAAGTTTATGGTAATGGGATTCGAAATGAAAAAATCAAATGAAACTAAATTAGCAAAGAACTTCCAAGAAACTTTGTTGAAAATGGTATCTAAAGGTAAAAATCATAAAGAAATTATAGAATATTGTAATAAAACATATGCGAAAGTGATAAAAGGTGAGGTAGAGGTTAAAGAAATAACAAAAAGGTCTAGACTAAGGAGAAATTTAGAAGATTATGAAATGATTGCTGGCGGTACTGCCGGTATTGTGTATTATAATCAGCAAAAAGTAGGCGAAGTTAGAATAGAAAAGGGAGATAGTTATTATTTCTTTAAAATGAATAACGATAATTTAAACGAAAGGGCCTATTTAATAAATGGTAAAAGTAAAAGTGCAGAATATATTGCCTTTAGGAAATTTAAAGAAGTAGAGAATAAATTTAATCCAGATTGGAAGTTTATTGCAGAAGCAGAAGTGATTAAAAAATCATCTTTGATTCTAGAAAGCATGGGCTGGTCAATTACAGAATACAAAAGAGATGTTAATCAAACAACATTAGATAGTTGGTGGTAAAATGGGTAAACTAGAAGGGACTTATATTAAGTCTATGAAAAAGTTACAAGATGCAATGAAAAAGAAAGATGAAGAGAAAAGTAAAATCCGTGATACATTCATGGAAGTTGTAAAGAAAGAAAGACAATTTTGGGAGAAAGAAGGTTTCTGTCGAATATGTCTTGAAGAAGGAAAAACTGAATGGCATCATATTATAAGTCAAAATAGATGTAAAGAAATAGGTAAAGAATATTTAGTTCATAGTAGAACTAATGTTGTAGAAGTTTGTCGAGCATGTCATGATGAAACTACTGCTTCTTTGCGTAGAAAACATATAGATACAGGTGGGGATAAAACTGTAAAGAACCCTATGGGTCCTGTTACTATTAGACAAACTGACTATATTAAAAAGTTAGGAGGCATTGAAAGGGTAACTCCTGAAATGACTCGTGGTGAAGCATCAACCTTAATTGATGAATTAAAAGCAGCAGGTGAAAAACAATGAGAGATTTTACATACCAATGGAACCCCGACGATACAAAAGGACCTATATTAAAGATTACTAAATCATCTTTAGGTACATTTGGTTTTTGTCAAGCATCATATAAATATTCGTATGACCCATTCAGTGAAGGTAAGATAGCACAAGCAACTAGCGAAGCGATGTTGAGAGGTACAATTGTACATAATGCACAAGAAGACTTTTGGAAAATGGTTAAGACCGAAACATCCATGCAATACATTGATGATCCTAATGCTTTAGTTAAATATTACCGAGGTTTATATCCACAATCTAATTGTGAGATTACTCAAGATATTTACCGTTCAATGAGTGCTTGGTCTGCTGAAAGGTTTTTGGAATGTGTAGAAGAAGGTGCAATTAATAATTTTATACCAGTAGGTAATGAGATAATGTTAGATGCAAATTTCACTCTTGATATGCTAGACGGTACTAATGTGAGAATACATTTACAAGGTATTGTTGATAGATTATTTGAAGATAATAATGGATATATATTACTTGAATTAAAAACAGGGCCTTGGAAGGATACAAAGAAAACTAACATGCGTAAAGAAATGGCTTTCTATCAATTGTTATTTGAAGAATCAACCGTGGAAACTTTAGAAAAGGTTGGTTTAAATCCTGAAATTGGTCTAACACATTGGGGGTGGTTTTTCCCTGCTAGTAATTATTTATATGTAGAAGAAACAAAGTCTAGGTCAATGACTTCTGTTTATAATGCTATGAGGAAATTAGTCACAGCATATAGAGAAGCGGATTTTAAGTTTGAATTTTTCTATAAGAAGTGTATTCATTGTGGCCATTACGACCATTGTGAAGCAGCAGGTGGTGGTGAAAACTATGATTGGTTCTAAGATTAGAAATACAATAATAAATCATAAGTGGTCTTTTAAAGCACTAATGAATATGGATGATGCTATTCGTGTATTAATTAATGATATGAATATAAGTTCTGATGATATGGTTTCTTACTTAGGTGTAGAATGGGAAGAAAAAATTAAAGATGCTTTTCAATCTTTAGTAATACCTGAAATGAAAACATATCTTATAGATATTCTTGATGATGCTTCGGTTAATTTGCCTAAACAGATAAACCCCAAAGCCCCAGCCCCCTTACCTGAAACCGATAAAATAAGTCAATTAAAAGACGAAATAAGAAACAATACCAAGCAGGTGTAAGCATGGTAAAAGTTAGATGCAAGTATCAGGGTTGTAAGTCTGAATTAACTAATCCTGATAATATATATTGCTCAAGACATAAATATAAAAAAGGTGATGATGATGATGTATTTTCCGAGAGAAATGTGGGCAGGTAGTCCTATTAATAACGCAGTACAGTTGCGTAGAGTAGTTGTAAATAATGCTGAAGAATATAAAACATTTGTTAAAGCCTATAATGGTAAAATGAATGTGTACACTTCCGTGTATGATTATGAAGATTTTACTGATAACCGAGGTATAGAATATACTGTAATTATTGACAGGTTGTTTTTAGATTTTGATGCCCACGGAGATGAACCGTTATGGAAAGCATTCGAAGATTTCAAAACAGTTAGAAGGTGGTTAGTAGAAAAGGGTCTAAAACATACAATGGCTTTTAGCGGTAGGGGATTTTATATATTTGTATGGGGGGAAAGAACATTCGATATTAGAAAGGTGAAGGCTGGCTTTGATCTTATACACGATATTATAGGTAAGTCTCCCCGACTTGATAAATTAGTTATTAATCCCGCCAGACTAAGAAGGGTGCAAAATACATATCATATGGGTGCGAAAAAGTTTTCTATTAATTTAGTGGAAGAAGATTTAGATAAAAAGTTAGAACATATAATTGAACTAACCAAGAGTCCTCGTAAAATTAAACCTATATATTATGGTGATACTTTAATGGAATGGCCCAAGATAGAAACAATGCAAAAGACACAAATAGAAATACAAAGTGTGGAGAGTCCGGGTATTCTCCCTATATTGCCTTGTTTAAAAACAGCAGTAATGGTTCAAAACCCTTTACATAGGTCAAGACATTTACTGGTACAATGGTATAATGAAATATTATCTGAGTTAACTGTGATTGAAAAGGACTTACAATGCTCACCAAGAGATATTTCTGGTGATGCTTTAGATGATATTACATCTATTGTGTGTAAAGAAATAGAAACCATTGCTTCTAATGATGAAGTATGGTTAGATTATAACGAATCCACTACAAGAAAAGCCGTGGATTATGTAGTTAAAAAAAGATACATGGCCCCGTCATGTCATACATTAATTAATGAAGGTATGTGTGTGGGTAAATGTTGGAGATACCCTAATTAAATGGAGGAATAGAAATGGGAAAAAAAGGAACATTGGTAGAATTTGCAAACTTAAGAAAGGCCGTATACAAATACATAGAAGATAAAAAAGAATTTTATCTATCTGATAAAATGGTAGAGGATATATTTAAAAAGTATCAAGGAGAAGTGCTTTCTAGGCCCATGCTTCAAACCATGAAAGCCGGTCAACATAGTAAATTTAAAGCAATTACAAATAGAGGGCCTCTTTATTTAAGAATACAGATAGCCAAAATAATAAACTACACTAAAGATTTTTATGTCCAAAAGAGTAGAGATGGAGGGGTGCCGCACTATGAAAGAATACTTATTAATTGATAGTAGAGAAGACTCCACTCTTAGTGAGTCTGTTGAACATTTAGCAAATATTATTAATATTAAATGTAAAAAACAATTTTTAGAAATAGGTGATTATGTTATTAATGACATTTGTATAGAGGCTAAATCAGCAGCAGATTTCTTAGCCTCGGTTAGAAATAAAAGAATATTTAATCAAATAGATAACATGGATAGAGAATATGAAAGAAATTTTATAATAATATACGGGACTCTAGATGAGGCTGTTAGTTATTTGAATTACTCAAAGTATAATACTAGACAATGGAAATCAAAATTAAAGAAAATGTTTATAGGTGCTATTAGTAGCATTGCACTAAACACAGATATTAAACCCATTTGGGTTACTAATGTTAATACTGCGGCTCATTTTATAGTGAGTTGTCACGCACATGCAGACAAAGACCTTGTATTACATAAAATGCTACCAAAAAAAATCCGCACTGATGATGTTAGGATAGATATTCTTTGTAGTATTAAAGGTATTACATTAGAGAAGGCTCAAACTTTGTTAGAGGAATTTGGTTCAATAGCCGAAATTTCTTTACAAAACCCTTCCGACATTATGAAGATAAAGGGCTTAGGTAAAGTTACATCAACTAATATTATCAAAGCCCTAAACGCAGAACAAGAGGTGCAATATTAATGGCTGAAGATATAGAAGTGGATGCATGGGAACTATACGATGCATTGGAAACTTTAAAAACAGAAGAGATAGAAGAAGAGAAAATAAACAAAGTAGATATGCCTAAGTGTGTACAAAGGTGGAAAGAGGTAGTAGGTCAGTTTTCATTACATAATGATTACCCCGCCGTTATGTCTTACTATGTAACGCTTGGTCAAATTGTAAAAGATGTAGTTAGAATACCTGTTGGTAGGCTATCTTTAGACCCAAGAATACAATACTGTTGGATTCAAACAGCAAGAAGTGGGAAGACAACTATGTTTGATTTCCTTTCTCCTGTATGGGATAAAACTTTTGAATTAGTTAATCAACATCCGACAACATTGAAAAAACCTAAAGGGCCTTTGTATGGGGTAAACGAATTTAATCTACAAAATCCTGATGCCTTTACAGATCAAGCATTGTTAGGTACAATAAAGAAAAACCAACCTAACCCTGATTGGGAAAGAGGTGAAGATAACTTAGATGTAAATGATGATTTAATACCAGAGTTTATAGACATTACAGTTAATGGTGCGCTATTTGGTTCTGGCATTATTGCCTTCGACGAGTTTGAACATTCAGGTATTTTCAAAGATACACAGCATAAACAAGATACAGTAATGATGTTTCAGAAGTTTATGAATCGTTTAGATTCAGACACACATTTAATTAAAAAACGCCTTACTGATTGGGGTATTGATTTAGTAGTAGACTCACAAAGAAGTCTTTGGGCCACTACTCTACCCCCACAAGGTCTTGAGAATGTTATCTTAACTAAAGGTGTATTCCAGCGAATGTGGTTGTATGTTAGAGAAGTACCTGAATCCCTTAAAAAGAAAATGGAAGAAGATTATTTAGATTTGATGGGTACAATTGTGGAAGATGGTGATGGCGCAGAAAAGTTTCAAGACGAGTTTGCTGAAATGATATACACTAATTATAAATGGTGTTTAAAAAGATTGGAAAAGACTGGTGATAGAAGAAAAATTGTAGAGTTTACACCTGACGCTAAACAAAGATTAAAAGTTATTTGGCGTGGTATGCGTAAATATATGGATGGTTTCCCAGACCATATTTACCATGCCCTTAATACATTCTTAATGAATATTATTAATAATATGTGTGTGTCTGCTGCTCTATGTGCTATATCAGAACAAAGTCCTAAAATTACACCAAGACATATTGAACAGGCAAGACAACTTACAGATAGTAGTTTTGATTCTATCACTACTTGGTTTAGTGACAGGCTTGCGAAATCACCAAGAAGATTGGTGGAAAAGAATAGAGAGAAAATTGTAATTGTTTCTTACAAAGAATGTCCCTTGTCTAACGGGTGGACATCTAAAACAAATGTTATCAGTACTTATATGAAAAAGACTAAGAAAAGTAGAAACACTTTTTATAGATTATGGCATGATGTAGAACATATGTTTGAAACAAAAAGGTCGCCTAATAATAAAGTATTAATTAGATTAAAGGTGAAGGAAAATGAAAGCGAAAGTAATGAGGATTAGAAAAAATTTAGATTTATGTGACAGGCTGGAACTTACAGACTTAATCATAAAGTTTTTAAGTGAGAAACAGATAATAGTAATTAGTCAAATGATAGAGGGTGGGTTCGACCTGCATGATTTTTTATCAAATGACATAACTTTAGAACAGGTAATAGAAAGTATAGGTGGATTAAATGAGTGATGTATTGTCAATAGATATTGAAACGGGGAACACGGCAGCGGATATTGGTGGGTGGAATAATACCCACATGTGGAAAGTAACATGTGTTACTACATGGGATGGAAATAAAGGCGTTGTTTATATGGATAATGATATAGAAATGAAAGAAGACATTGAAGTTAAAACTTTAAGAGATCTTAAATATGATTTAGACGACCACTTTCAAAAGGGTGGGAAGTTATTAGGTCATAATATTATAGCCTTTGACTTACCAGCACTAAGGGATTCAATGGATATTTATATTACTAGGAAGTATCTAGAGGATAAAGAAAATAGGTGTATAGACACTAGTGCATTAGTAATGAAAGAAAGTGGTAAGCGTGTACATTTAGATAATTTAGTTAAGTGTACTTTAGGTAAAGGTAAATCTGCTAATGGGTTGCAAGCGGTTGAGTGGTGGCATGAAGGTAAGCATACAGAAATAGCAAAGTATTGCTTGGTGGATTCACAGTTAACATATGACTTGTGGAAATATGGTTGTGAAAATGGTAATGTGGATTATTTCGATGCTGATAATAATCTTATGAATAAATTAGATATAAAATGGTAATAGAGTATTGAGTAGTTAAAAATTTGGGTCGGGGTCTTTTTAGACCTTGGCCCTTTTTTTTACGCTTTTTATGCCTTACCAAGCCAACCTAATTTTTTATGTTAATTTCGTAATGTACTTTTCTATGACAATTTGCACATAGAACTTGACATTTATTTATCTCTTTTATAATATCTTTTTTCCCATAACCTTTAGCAACCATAATTGAAACTGCCTTTTCTTTATTGGGATTCGGATGGTGAAATTCTAAACAATAATAATGGGTTTCCCCACAAGTTTCACAAGATTGTTTCATTTTATATTCTTTAAACCACTTGCGTATTTCTTGTTTAATGTTAGCCAATTAATCACCCTTTTTCCTTTTCCTCCATTCTCGTTTAATCCAATTTAAAGCCGTGTGTCCAAAAACAAAAACCGAAAAGTAAAATATTAACTCTATTACTATTGCTATTATTAACCATTCTCCTTCCATACATTGCTCGTAGTCACCTAAAGTTGAGCATATCTCCGCCATCGCTATCAATAGTTAATATTGCTATCCCTTATTTAAATATATACTATGGGGGTATCACATAAAGTTAATACCTGTTAGGACAGTTACTAAAATAGTCATAGCACTAATACCTACACGCTTAATCATAAGTATGTCCTTTTCTATATGGGCAAGGTGATTACCTTCTATAATAGAAACTCTATAATGAATGTTACTAACATTAGATACAAGCCAGTTAATCTTCCCTTCAATGTCTCGGTTTAATACTTCATCTAAATCTTCCATTTAATCACCTCATAGAGCAATTGCATTCAGCAGCACAGTTACATTTACTTCTATATCAGTCGCTACACCATCTGAAACTGTACAAGTTAAAGTCCATCCACCCGGATTAACTTGTCCTTGACCACCTGGAGTTGCACCTAAAATTCCTATTGTGTTATATTGTGCGGCATTTGTTGTTCCAGCCGTTGCAATAGAATATACAGTAGCATCATCTCTTATTTCAGCATTAGTCCAAGCATAAGTATAACTTCCACTTCCACCACTAGCCACCACACTAACATCAAATGTAGGAACTGGTGGTATGCCTGCATTAGTAGTAAAAGCCCCTGCCCCTGCTGCTGCTGGATAGTCTATTAAGACCAATAAAGGCGCACTTCCATCTTCAACTAATATAGCATCGAAAGGTATACTGCTATTTGCAGCAGCCCCAAATCCCATAACAGTATAACCAAAACTCATGGTGCATCATTCACTCCATCAATTGTGTAAAGGATTTTAATTCCTATTAATCTAGCAACCCCCGTTTGTCGGTCTGCTGCTTCAGCAGAATAATCTCTAGCAATCATAAAATATGTAACCGAATCAGCCGCAGCATTTAGCACTGTTACATTTCCACTTGCAGCAGAAACCATTAAATCATTACTTGTACCGCTATGTGCTAATGGTGTATTAGTAGTTAATGCAGAGAAACCTGTATTAGTTACTCCAGAATTTACAACGCTTTGTGCAGTTAATCCCCAAGCAACTAAACCTGTATCTGTTCCTGTAACAGTCCAAAATGATTGAAATTGTATAACTCCTTCATTCCAATTTTTAGGCATAGCAATAGAAAATTGAGCATGGTCGTCAGCATCAGCAGCAAAATCTAATACTTTTAATTCAGGTCTTAATGCAGTTTGCTCTACTTGAGTTAATGCAGAACAGCCAGTAGTAGTAGTTGCATACATAGCAGTAGCCGGAACCCAAATAGTATGTAGTCCTGTTTGTAGTTTAGTATTTAATTGAGTTTGTACTGCGCTTGTCAAGCCGTTTACATATCCCAACTCTGTACTTGTTGTTGCTGAAACTGCTATCTTTTGTGACCCGTTAGATATTACAGCCCTGCTTGCGGTTAATGATTCAGTATCAATTGTTGTAGCAGAACCCGTGATAGTTGCTTGTTTAGCATTGAGTTGAGTTTGTATGTCGCTTGTCACACTACCTACATAAGTTAATTCTGCTGCTGTAACGCCTGTTACCCCGTCTAAAATATTAAGTTCTGTTGTAGATAAGGTAGCCCCATCTAATATTTCCAATTCAGTTTCAGTTATAGCAGCACTACCAATAGTAAATCCTGTAGCAGTAACTGTTGAATTAAATGCTGCTGCCCCTGCTGCTGACATATCAAGAGTAAGGGCAGTAATAGTTGAACCACCATCATTTCCTTTAAAAATAATATCTTTATCTGATGTTACATTTTGTATAATACCATCCCCGCTAGAACTGGTATGGGAAATTGCTTTTTCACTATCTGCGGCTGTATACATTTGTATTGGTCTTGTAGCAAGTTGATTAGCGGTTCCCGCCACTACTCTAATTAAAGCCATAGGTACATCTCCATCTGTAAGCACACCTACTGTTGGAGCGGCAGCAGCCACCCCAGTTCTAATATCTAATGTATTATTTGCGATTATAACCAATAGATCATATCTATCATAACTAGCGTGAGGTGCTGTATCAATATCTGTAAATAAGTTTGTACCTGTAATTACAAATCTTTCACCATTACGATAAAATACAATATCATTATCTACTGTAAATCTTGTATAGGTTGAACCTGAACCTTGTGATATACCATTACTATCCAATGAATAAACATAGTTACCCGTAGACGCAGCAAACAAAGCCTTGAGGATACCTGAATGCATCTTATCTGTACCATCAACTAAGCCTGCTAAATTAGCATCTACACCAAATGTAGTAATTTGTCCTGTGGTATTAGTTGTATTGCCCATCAGTCTACCTCCAGCGTAATTATTACTTCTATTTCATCAGTACTAACTAGCGGTCCAATTGCTGCTAGTGGTACTCTGCATATTAAAGTATCTATAGTTCCATCATCATTTCCGTCTACATA